CGCTTGAACCATCAGCACCGTTTGCACCGCTTGTACCACTTGTTCCGCTTGAACCATCAGCACCGTTTGCACCGCTTGTACCACTTGTACCGCTTGAACCATCAGCACCGTTTGCACCGCTTGTACCACTTGTTCCACTTGAGCCATCAGCACCGTTTGCACCGCTTGTACCACTTGAGCCATTAGCACCGTTTGCACCACTTGTACCACTTGAACCATTAGCACCGTTTGCACCACTTGTACCACTTGAGCCCGTAGAACCGCTTGAGCCCGTAGACCCGCTTGAGCCCGTAGACCCGCTTGAACCTGTAGACCCGCTTGTTCCGCTCGAACCTGTAGACCCGCTTGACCCCGTAGAACCGCTTGAGCCACTTGTACCGCTTGAACCATTCGCTCCGTCATTACCTGAAGACCCACTCGAACCCGTAGAACCGCTTGAGCCACTTGTACCGCTTGAACCATTCGCTCCGTCTCGAACCCGTAGAACCGCTTGAGCCACTTGTACCGCTTGAACCATTCGCTCCGTCATTACCTGAAGACCCACTCGAACCCGTAGAACCGCTTGAGCCACTTGTACCGCTCGAACCATTCGCTCCGTCGTTACCTGATGAACCTGAAGAGCCTGTAGACCCGCTTGAGCCTGCACTACCGCTTGTTGCTGAAGAACCTGACGTTCCTGATGATGCTGAAGAACCTGAAGACCCGCTTGAACCCGTAGACCCGCTTGAGCCCGTAGACCCACTTGAGCCTGCGCTTCCTGATGTTCCGCTTGAGCCGTTTGCTCCGTCGTTACCTGACGAACCTGAAGAGCCTGTAGACCCGCTTGAGCCTGCGCTACCGCTTGTTCCCGAAGTTCCCGCAGAACCTGACGTTCCTGATGAACCCGTAGACCCGCTTGAGCCCGTAGACCCGCTTGAGCCTGCGCTTCCTGATGTTCCGCTTGAGCCGTTTGCTCCGTCGTTACCTGACGAACCACTTGAGCCCGCAGAACCGCTTGAGCCTGCGCTACCTGAAGTCGCAGAAGAACCCGATGTTCCTGAAGATGCTGAAGAACCTGAAGACCCGCTTGAACCTGTAGACCCACTTGAGCCCGTAGACCCGCTTGAGCCTGCGCTACCGCTCGTTGCGCTTGACCCCGCAGAACCCGATGTTCCTGAAGAACCATTCGCTCCATCATTACCTGAAGAACCGCTCGAACCTGTGCTTCCTGAAGAACCTGCGCTACCTGAAGTCGCAGAAGAACCCGATGTTCCTGAAGATGCTGAAGAACCTGAAGACCCGCTTGAACCTGTAGAGCCTGAAGAGCCCGTGCTTCCTGAAGACCCTGCGCTACCACTTGTACCTGAAGTACCCGCAGAACCACTTGAACCTGAACTTCCGCTTGAACCACTTGAGCCGTTTGCTCCTGATGTTCCTGAAGAACCTGATGTGGCAGAAGAGCCTGAAGAACCTGCACTTCCTGATGAGCCCGCGCTTCCACTTGTCGCAGATGAGCCGCTTGAGCCTGATGTACCCGTGCTTCCTGAAGAACCTGTGCTTCCACTTGAACCTGCTGAACCGCTTGTTCCTGATGTGCCTGCTGAACCACTTGAGCCCGAAGAACCGCTTGAGCCATTCGCTCCTGATGTTCCTGAAGAACCTGATGTAGCAGAAGAGCCACTTGAACCTGCGCTTCCTGATGAGCCCGCGCTTCCTGAAGTTGCGCTTGAGCCTGAAGAACCTGAAGTACCTGTTGAACCCGAAGAGCCCGTGCTTCCGCTCGAACCTGATGACCCGCTCGTACCTGATGTTCCTGCGCTACCTGATGTCCCCGCGCTACCGCTTGAGCCACTTGAGCCATTCGCTCCGCTTGTGCCTGAAGTGCCTGCTGAACCACTTGAACCTGCGCTTCCTGAAGAACCCGCACTTCCACTTGTTGCAGATGAACCGCTTGAGCCTGATGTACCCGTGCTTCCCGAAGAACCTGTGCTTCCACTCGAACCTGCCGAGCCGCTTGTGCCTGAAGTTCCTGCTGAACCACTTGAACCTGCGCTTCCTGAAGAACCACTTGAACCGTTTGCACCTGATGTTCCCGAAGAGCCCGAAGTAGCAGATGAGCCACTTGAGCCCGCGCTTCCTGAAGAACCTGCGCTACCGCTTGTAGCAGAAGAACCTGAAGAACCCGATGTAGCAGAAGAACCGCTTGAACCTGAAGAACCTGTGCTTCCGCTTGAACCTGCGCTACCGCTTGTTCCCGAAGTTCCCGCAGAACCTGACGTTCCTGATGAACCCGTAGACCCGCTTGAGCCCGTAGACCCGCTTGAGCCCGCGCTACCTGAAGTCGCAGAAGAACCTGATGAACCTGATGTTCCTGAAGAACCCGTAGACCCACTTGAGCCTGTGCTTCCGCTTGAACCTGCGCTACCGCTTGTTCCCGAAGTTCCCGCAGAACCTGACGTTCCTGATGAACCTGTAGAACCCGAAGAGCCTGTGCTTCCACTTGAACCCGCACTACCTGATGTTGCTGATGTACCCGCAGAACCTGAAGTAGCAGAAGAACCTGATGAACCTGAAGTTCCTGATGACCCTGTACTTCCGCTTGAGCCTGTGCTTCCGCTTGAGCCCGCACTTCCTGAAGTACCACTTGATGCCGATGTTCCTGATGTACCCGCAGAACCCGCAGAACCTGCGCTACCTGACGTGCCTGAAGTTCCTGCTGAACCGCTCGTTCCTGCGCTACCGCTTGAGCCTGCGCTTCCGCTTGTTGCAGAAGAGCCCGAACTACCTGAAGTACCCGTAGAGCCCGAAGTACCTGTGCTACCCGCAGAACCGCTTGTTCCTGTGCTACCGCTTGAGCCTGTACTTCCGCTTGAGCCTGCACTACCTGACGTTGCTGAAGAACCTGACGTTCCTGATGATGCCGATGACCCTGAAGACCCGCTTGAACCTGCACTTCCGCTCGTTCCCGAAGTACCCGCAGTACCCGCTGTTCCTGCGAGCCTGCACTTCCACTTGTTGCAGAAGAGCCCGAAGAACCTGATGTTGCTGACGAACCTGAAGAACCACTTGTGCCCGTAGAGCCTGAAGACGCTTGAACCCGCACTGCCTGACGTTGCTGATGTACCCGCAGTACCCGCTGAACCTGATGTACCCGCTGAACCTGAAGAGCCCGCACTACCTGACGTTGCGCTTGAACCACTTGAACCTGAAGTTCCTGTAGAACCTGAAGAACCACTTGTACCTGTAGACCCTGATGTTCCTGTGCTTCCGCTTGAACCCGCACTGCCTGACGTTGCTGATGTTCCCGCAGTACCCGCTGAACCTGATGTACCCGCTGAACCTGAAGAGCCCGCACTACCTGACGTTGCGCTTGAACCACTTGAACCTGAAGTTCCTGTAGAACCCGAAGAGCCACTTGTACCTGTAGACCCTGATGTTCCTGTGCTTCCGCTTGAACCCGCACTACCTGACGTTGCTGATGTTCCTGTAGACCCTGATGTTCCTGCGCTTCCACTTGAGCCCGAACTTCCACTTGTCGCTGAAGTACCCGCAGTACCCGCAGTACCCGCAGTACCCGCTGACCCTGAAGAGCCCGCAGAACCTGAAGTAGCAGAAGAACCTGAAGAACCTGATGTTCCTGTGCTTCCACTTGAACCGCTTGTGCCCGTAGAGCCGCTCGTTCCTGCGCTTCCGCTTGAGCCTGCGCTACCGCTTGTACCCGAAGTACCTGCGCTACCACTTGTTGCTGAAGAACCTGACGAACCACTTGTTCCTGTGCTTCCACTTGAACCGCTTGTTCCTGTAGAGCCTGAAGAGCCTGTGCTTCCGCTTGAACCCGCACTACCTGACGTTGCTGATGTACCTGCTGTACCCGCAGTACCCGCAGTACCTGCTGAACCTGAAGAGCCCGCAGAACCTGAAGTAGCAGAAGAACCTGAAGAACCACTTGTTCCTGTAGAGCCTGATGAGCCACTTGTGCCCGTAGAACCTGAAGTACCTGCGCTTCCACTTGAGCCTGCGCTACCGCTTGTTGCAGATGTACCTGCGCTACCACTTGTTGCTGAAGAACCTGAAGAACCGCTTGTTCCTGTACTTCCACTTGAACCTGATGTTGCGCTTGAACCCGAAGAGCCTGAAGTAGCCGACGAACCTGAAGAACCACTTGTTCCTGAAGTTGCCGCAGTACCCGCAGTACCCGCAGTACCTGCTGACCCTGAAGAGCCCGCGCTACCGCTTGTACCTGAAGTACCTGCGCTACCACTTGTTGCTGAAGAACCTGAAGAACCACTTGTTCCTGATGTTCCTGCCGAACCTGATGTTCCTGCGCTTCCTGAAGAGCCTGCACTGCCACTTGTTGCAGAAGAGCCCGAAGAACCTGATGTTGCTGACGAACCTGAAGAACCACTTGTTCCTGAAGTTCCTGCCGAACCTGATGTTCCTGCGCTTCCTGAAGAGCCTGCACTGCCACTTGTTGCAGAAGAGCCCGAAGAACCTGATGTTGCTGACGAACCTGAAGAACCACTTGTTCCTGAAGTTGCCGCACTACCTGACGTACCTGCACTCCCGCTCGTACCTGCACTACCGCTCGTACCCGCACTACCCGAAGTAGCAGAAGACCCGCTTGAACCTGATGTCGCTGACGAACCTGAAGAACCACTTGTTCCTGAAGTTGCCGCAGTACCCGCAGTACCCGCAGTACCTGCTGACCCTGAAGAGCCCGCGCTACCGCTTGTACCTGAAGTACCTGCGCTACCACTTGTTGCTGATGAACCTGAAGAACCGCTTGTTCCTGTGCTACCGCTTGAGCCTGTACTTCCGCTTGAACCCGCACTACCTGACGTTGCTGATGTTCCTGCCGAACCTGATGTTCCTGCGCTACCTGAAGAACCCGCACTTCCGCTTGTTGCAGAAGAACCTGAAGAACCGCTTGTTCCTGTGCTTCCACTTGAACCTGACGTTCCCGTAGAACCTGAAGTACCTGCACTACCTGAAGAGCCTGCGCTACCACTTGTACCACTTGAACCGTCTGCACCTGCTGTGCCTGATGTACCCGCTGAACCTGACGTTCCTGCGCTTCCTGAAGAGCCTGCGCTACCACTTGTAGCAGATGAACCGCTTGAACCTGATGTCGCTGACGAACCTGAAGAACCACTTGTACCTGTAGAGCCTGAAGTGCCTGCACTTCCTGAAGAACCACTTGAACCGCTTGTGCCCGTGGAGCCCGATGTTCCTGCGCTACCGCTTGAACCTGCACTACCACTTGTTGCAGAAGTACCTGCCGTTCCCGCAGTACCCGCTGACCCCGAAGAGCCCGCAGAACCCGAAGTAGCAGAACTTCCACTTGAGCCTGATGTCCCTGTGCTTCCACTTGACCCTGAAGTTCCTGTAGAACCCGAAGTACCTGCTGACCCTGAAGAGCCCGCAGAACCACTTGTTCCTGAAGAACCATCTATACCTGCCGTACCTGAAGTTCCTGCTGAACCACTCGTTCCCGCACTACCGCTTGAACCTGCGCTTCCGCTCGTTGCAGAAGAACCTGAACTACCTGATGTGCCTGTAGAGCCGCTTGAACCACTTGTACCTGTAGAGCCCGAAGTACCTGCGCTACCCGCAGAACCACTTGAGCCCGAACTACCTGATGTACCCGAAGAGCCGTCTGCTCCCGATGTGCCTGAACTACCACTTGTACCCGCACTTCCTGAAGAACCTGCACTTCCTGATGTAGCCGAACTCCCTGAAGAACCGCTTGTACCTGTGCTACCTGAAGAACCTGAAGTTCCTGTAGAGCCTGATGTACCTGCTGAACCTGAAGAACCCGCAGAACCTGAAGTTGCAGAAGAACCACTTGTACCACTTGTACCCGTAGAACCGCTTGAGCCTGAAGTTCCTGTAGAGCCTGATGTACCCGCTGAACCTGAAGAACCCGCAGAACCTGAAGTTGCAGAAGAACCTGAACTTCCTGATGTACCCGTACTACCTGAAGTACCCGCACTACCACTTGAGCCTGCGCTTCCTGATGTTCCGCTTGATGCCGATGTACCTGAAGTACCCGCAGAGCCTGAAGAGCCCGCGCTACCTGAAGTTCCTGAAGAGCCATCTGCACCTGCTGTGCCTGATGTTCCCGCAGAACCCGAAGAACCTGCACTTCCTGAAGAACCTGCTGAACCACTTGTAGCAGAACTTCCTGAAGAGCCTGATGTGCCTGTAGAGCCTGAAGAGCCCGATGTGCCTGTAGAACCACTTGTTCCTGCACTTCCACTTGAACCCGAACTTCCACTTGTACCACTTGAACCGTCTGCACCTGCTGTGCCTGATGTACCTGCCGTACCCGCAGAACCACTTGTTCCCGCAGAGCCACTTGAACCTGCCGAACCCGATGTTGCAGAACTACCTGAAGAGCCTGAAGTTGCTGAAGAGCCTGAAGAGCCACTTGTTCCTGTAGAGCCCGAAGTTCCTGCACTTCCGCTTGAACCTGCGCTACCACTTGTTGCAGAAGAACCTGAACTACCTGATGTACCCGTAGAACCGCTTGAGCCCGAAGTTCCTGTAGAACCTGACGTTCCTGCTGACCCTGAAGAACCTGCGCTACCCGAAGTACCACTTGAACCATCCACACCTGCCGTACCCGATGTTCCCGCTGAACCCGAAGTACCCGCAGAGCCTGAAGAACCTGCGCTACCGCTTGTTGCACTTGAACCACTTGAGCCGCTTGTTCCTGTAGAACCCGAAGAACCTGATGTGCCCGTTGAGCCACTCGTTCCCGTGCTTCCTGAAGAACCTGCACTTCCTGAAGTTCCTGAAGAACCGTCCGCACCTGCTGTTCCTGATGTACCTGCTGTACCCGCAGAACCGCTTGTACCCGCAGAGCCACTTGAACCCGCAGAGCCTGAAGTAGCCGAACTACCTGAAGAGCCCGAAGTTCCTGTGCTTCCACTTGAACCTGATGTTCCTGTAGAGCCTGAAGTACCCGCACTACCCGAAGAGCCCGCGCTTCCTGAAGTTCCTGAAGAACCGTCTGCTCCTGATGTGCCTGAAGTGCCTGCTGAACCACTCGTTCCTGCTGACCCGCTTGAGCCTGCGCTTCCACTTGTTGCAGAAGAACCACTTGAACCTGAAGTAGCAGAAGACCCACTTGAACCTGATGTGCCCGTTGAGCCACTCGTTCCCGTACTTCCTGAAGAACCTGCACTTCCTGAAGTTCCTGAAGAACCTGCGCTTCCCGAAGTTCCTGAAGAACCGTCTACACCCGCTGTACCTGAAGTACCTGCTGAACCACTTGTTCCTGCACTACCCGAAGAACCTGATGAACCTGAAGTAGCACTTGAACCTGAAGAGCCCGATGTTCCTGTTGAACCACTTGAGCCTGAAGTACCCGTTGAACCACTTGTACCCGCAGAGCCTGAAGAACCTGAACTACCTGACGTACCCGAAGAACCATCTGCTCCTGATGTTCCTGATGTACCCGCGCTTCCGCTTGTACCCGCGGAACCTGCTGACCCGCTTGAGCCTGAAGTAGCAGAACTACCTGAAGAACCTGAAGTTCCTGTGCTTCCACTTGAACCCGAAGTTCCTGTTGAACCTGATGTTCCTGCGCTTCCGCTTGAACCTGCTGAACCGCTCGTTCCTGAAGAACCATCTGCACCTGCTGTTCCTGATGTACCTGCTGAACCACTCGTTCCTGCGCTACCGCTTGAACCTGCCGAACCACTTGTTGCACTTGAGCCTGAAGAACCTGATGTGGCTGAAGAACCACTTGAGCCCGATGTACCCGTAGAACCCGAAGTACCCGCACTACCACTTGAACCTGCGCTTCCTGAAGTACCTGAAGAGCCATCCGCTCCTGATGTACCACTTGATGCCGATGTTCCTGAAGTTCCCGTAGAGCCACTTGAACCCGCAGAACCTGAAGTAGCAGAACTACCCGAAGAACCACTTGTACCCGTGCTTCCACTTGAACCTGATGTACCCGTAGAGCCTGAAGTACCTGCTGAACCCGAAGAACCTGCGCTTCCGCTTGAACCTGAAGAACCGTCTATACCTGCTGTACCTGAAGTACCTGCTGAACCGCTCGTTCCTGCACTACCGCTTGAACCACTTGTCCCACTTGAACCATCTATACCTGCTGTTCCTGATGTGCCTGCCGAACCACTTGTTCCTGCGCTTCCTGAAGAACCCGCAGAACCTGAAGTAGCAGAAGACCCACTCGAACCACTTGTACCCGTAGAGCCCGAAGAACCCGAAGTTGCTGAAGAGCCTGAAGAACCACTTGTCCCTGTGGAGCCACTTGTTCCTGCGCTTCCGCTTGAACCTGCCGACCCGCTTGTTCCTGAAGAACCATCCGCACCTGATGTGCCTGATGTTCCTGCACTACCTGACGTAGCCGAAGAGCCGCTTGAGCCGCTTGTACCCGTAGAGCCTGAAGAACCCGAAGTTCCTGTGCTTCCACTTGAACCTGATGTTCCTGTAGAGCCACTCGTTCCTGCACTTCCTGAAGAACCTGAAGAACCTGATGTTCCACTTGTTCCGTCTTCACCACTTGTTCCTGCTGTTCCCGCAGAGCCACTTGAACCTGCCGAGCCTGATGTACCGCTTGAGCCGTCTGCTCCGCTTGTTCCACTTGAGCCCGATGTTCCTGCACTTCCACTTGAACCTGCTGACCCTGAAGTAGCAGAAGAGCCGCTTGAGCCGCTCGTTCCTGTGCTTCCTGAAGAACCTGATGTTCCTGTGCTTCCTGAAGTACCCGCAGAACCACTTGAACCTGCACTACCTGAAGTACCACTTGAGCCATCCGCTCCACTTGAGCCCGAAGTTCCTGTAGAACCTGAAGAACCTGATGTTGCGCTTGAGCCCGAAGAACCTGAAGTAGCAGAAGAGCCGCTTGAGCCGCTCGTTCCTGTGCTTCCACTTGAACCCGAAGTTCCTGTGCTTCCTGAAGAACCGCTTGTTGCTGATGTTCCTGCTGTGCCCGCAGAACCACTTGTGCCTGCCGACCCTGAAGAACCCGATGTGCCTGAAGAGCCATCTACACCCGCAGTTCCCGAAGAACCGCTTGTTGCAGAAGACCCTGAACTGCCTGATGTACCCGATGAGCCGTCCGCTCCACTTGTTCCTGAAGTACCTGCACTACCTGCACTACCACTTGAACCTGAAGAACCTGCCGACCCTGATGTAGCCGATGAGCCTGAAGAGCCGCTTGTGCCCGTAGACCCTGATGTTCCTGTTGAACCCGAAGTACCCGCGCTTCCGCTTGAACCTGAAGTTCCTGAAGAACCATCTATACCTGAAGAGCCTGAAGTCCCTGCACTACCTGAAGTAGCAGAAGAACCTGAAGACCCTGAAGTTCCTGATGAACCGTCTGCTCCTGAAGAGCCGCTTGTACCTGTAGAACCACTTGAGCCGCTTGTAGCAGAAGAACCTGAAGAACCTGATGTTCCCGAAGAGCCATCTGCACCACTTGTGCCTGATGTTCCCGCTGAACCTGTTGTTCCTGCTGACCCTGAAGTAGCAGAAGAACCCGAAGACCCACTCGTTCCTGTAGAACCACTTGAGCCCGACGTTCCCGTCGAGCCACTTGTACCTGCGCTTCCTGAAGAACCCGAAGAACCCGAAGTTCCGCTTGTCCCATCCTCACCACTTGTTCCTGCTGTACCCGCACTTCCTGATGAACCTGCGCTACCGCTTGTACCTGAACTACCATCTGCTCCACTTGAGCCCGATGTTCCTGTGCTTCCTGATGAACCTGAAGTTGCTGAAGTTCCTGAAGTACCGTCCACACCTGAACTACCTGAAGTAGCAGAGGAGCCTGAAGAGCCTGAAGTTCCCGTACTACCTGAAGAGCCTGAAGTTCCTGACGAACCATCCGCTCCTGAAGTACCACTTGATGCCGATGTTCCTGAAGTACCCGCAGAACCTGCTGAACCACTTGTACCTGAAGTACCATCTACACCTGCCGTGCCCGATGTTCCTGCCGAACCTGAAGTTGCAGAAGACCCGCTTGAGCCTGAAGTTCCCGAAGAGCCATCCGCTCCTGATGTACCTGCTGTCCCTGCACTACCTGAAGTAGCAGAAGAGCCCGAAGACCCGCTTGTTCCTGTAGAACCACTTGAGCCCGACGTTCCTGTCGAGCCACTTGTTCCGCTTGAACCTGATTCTCCTGAAGAGCCTGATGAGCCACTTGAGCCTGCTGAACCCGATGTTCCCGATGAACCATCCGCTCCTGAAGTACCACTTGAACCTGTGCTACCACTTGTTCCCGAAGAACCTGATTCTCCTGATGTTCCTGATGTGCCATCTGCACCCGATGTGCCTGATGAGCCTGCACTTCCTGAAGTAGCAGAAGAGCCCGAAGACCCGCTTGTTCCACTTGAACCATCTGCTCCACTTGTACCTGATGTTCCTGCACTACCTGAAGTTGCAGAAGAACCGCTTGTACCCGTACTACCTGATGAGCCTGATGTGCCTGATGAGCCATCTGCTCCTGAAGTGCCACTTGATGCCGATGTTCCTGATGTGCCCGCAGAACCCGAAGTTCCTGCGCTTCCTGATGTTCCCGAAGAACCGTCTGCGCCACTTGTGCCTGAAGAACCTGCACTTCCGCTTGTTCCACTTGAGCCTGATTCTCCTGAAGAGCCCGCAGTTCCTGAAGAACCGTCTGCTCCCGATGTACCTGCCGTTCCTGCACTACCTGAAGTAGCAGAAGAGCCGCTTGAGCCGCTTGTACCCGTAGAACCCGTAGAACCCGATGTTCCTGTTGAGCCACTTGTTCCGCTTGAACCTGATTCTCCTGATGAGCCACTTGAGCCGCTTGTCCCACTTGAACCGTCTGCGCCACTTGTACCGCTTGAGCCTGCGCTTCCGCTTGTGCCACTTGAACCTGATTCTCCTGATGAGCCACTTGAGCCGCTTGTTCCACTTGAACCGTCTGCGCCACTTGTACCTGACGTAGCCGCTGTACCTGATGTACCTGCGCTACCCGATGTCGCACTCGAACCTGACGACCCCGAAGTAGCAGAAGAGCCCGAACTACCTGACGTACCCGTAGAACCTGAAGACCCCGATGTCCCCGTACTTCCACTTGTTCCGTCCGCACCTGATGTGCCGCTCGAACCCGACGATGCGCTCGTTCCTGATGTTGCAGAAGACCCCGATGTCCCTGAACTACCACTTGAGCCACTTGTTCCTGTATTTCCTGAAGAGCCACTTGTACCCGTGCTTCCCGATGAGCCCGAAGTACCTGTGCTTCCTGAAGAACCCGATGTAGCAGATGAACCCGACGTTCCTGATGTTCCATCTTCACCTGCACTACCTGATGTGCCACTTGTTCCTGCACTTCCTGAAGAGCCTGAAGTTCCCGATGAACCTGACTCTCCTGATGAGCCTGAAGTAGCAGAAGAGCCGCTTGAGCCGCTCGTTCCTGTTGAACCGCTTGAACCTGAAGTTCCACTTGAACCTGATTCTCCCGATGTTCCTGATGTGGCTGACGTTCCTGACGTTCCGTCTACACCACTTGTTCCTGATGAGCCTGAAGTTCCACTTGAACCTGACTCACCCGACGTACCTGAAGACCCTGCTGAACCCGAAGTTCCTGTTGAACCACTTGAGCCCGACGTTCCTGTCGAGCCGCTTGTTCCGCTTGTTCCATCTACGCCTGAAGTTCCTGATGAGCCTGCGCTACCCGATGTGCCTGATGAGCCATCTGCTCCGCTCGTACCGCTTGACCCTGACTCTCCTGATGTTCCCGAAGAACCATCTATACCTGAAGTTCCCGAAGAACCATCTATACCTGAAGTTCCTGAAGAACCATCAATTCCTGATGTACCCGATGTGCCATTTGCTCCCGATGTGCCACTTGAACCCGAAGACCCTGATGTTGCAGAAGAACCTGAAGTACCGCTTGTACCATCTTCACCTGCGCTTCCGCTTGTTCCTGATGTGCCTGCGCTACCGCTTGAGCCTGATTCTCCTGAAGTTCCTGAAGAGCCATCTGCTCCTGACGTGCCACTTGAACCTGATTCTCCTGAAGTTCCCGAACTTCCATCTGCTCCTGAAGTTCCTGAAGAGCCATTTGCTCCGCTCGTACCACTTGAACCTGATTCTCCTGAAGTACCTGAAGAACCATCAATTCCTGATGTACCCGATGTGCCGTCTGCTCCCGATGTTCCTGAACTACCTGAAGTCGCTGAAGAACCACTTGAGCCCGATGTTCCTGTCGAGCCGCTTGTTGCGGAAGTACCCGATGTCCCTGAAGAACCACTTGAGCCTGATTCTCCCGAAGTGCCCGATGAACCATCCGCTCCCGATGTGCCCGATGAACCATCCGCTCCACTCGTTCCTGACGAGCCGCTTTCACCGCTTGTACCCGATGAACCATCGGCTCCACTCGTTCCTGATGAACCGTCAGCACCACTTGTACCTGATGACCCTGCTTCGCCTGATGTTCCTGAACTACCCGAAGTCGCTGAAGAACCTGAAGAACCCGATTCTCCTGAAGTACCCGACGAGCCATCTGCTCCACTTGTTCCCGATGAGCCTGAAGTTGCAGAAGACCCTGATGTGCCTGATGTGCCATCTTCTCCCGCAGAACCACTTGTTCCCGATGACCCGCTTTCACCGCTTGTACCCGATGAACCATCGACCCCACTTGTACCCGAGGAACCATCTTGTCCACTCGTTCCTGATGACCCTGATGACCCTGATTCACCTGACGTACCTGAAGTTGCTGATGAACCTGATGTTCCCGATGTTCCGTCTTCTCCCGCAGAACCACTCGTTCCTGAAGAACCGCTTTCACCACTTGTACCCGATGAACCATCGACCCCACTTGTACCCGAGGAACCATCTTGTCCACTCGTACCTGATGAACCACTTTCACCACTTGTTCCTGATGAACCGCTTTCTCCGCTTGTACCCGAGGAACCGTCTTGTCCACTCGTTCCCGAAGAACCACTTTCACCACTTGTTCCTGATGAGCCCGTTGCTCCTGATGTGCCTGAACTTCCATCTGCTCCCGAAGTTCCACTTGATGCCGATGTTCCCGATGAACCATCCGCTCCACTCGTTCCTGAACTTCCATCTAAACCTGAAGTACCGCTTGAACCATCTGCTCCGCTTGTACCTGAAGACCCTGCTTCGCCCGATGTTCCGCTTGAGCCATTTGCACCACTTGTTCCTGAACTTCCATCCGCTCCCGAAGTCCCCGATGACCCCGTTTGTCCTGAAGTTCCTGACGTTCCTGCGCTTCCTGAACTTCCACTTGATGCAGAAGTACCCGCAGTACCTGAAGTACCCGAAGAGCCTGAAATACCTGATGAGCCGTCTTCTCCACTTGTTCCTGAAGTACCTGTGGGTGCTGTTCTGCGAAAAAATTCTCCTGTTGATGTATCAACGACTACAAAATCATTTATCGTTAAATCTTGTGTAAGGTTAGGTACTTCAAGAGAACCCGTAACCTTTAGGTTTTCAGTTTCTACTGTTGTACCTGTAAGGTCGTCATTAATAGTTAAAAGAGTACCTGAAGTACCCGTAAATGTTAAAGCGTTTGTGCTTGATTGTACCTCCAACACAATGTCGGTGGTATCATTAATAAAATCTATTTTAGGTAATTCCGTAGGGTCTGTACTTGACCTAAACGGAGTTATCAATATGTTTTTAGCCATCGGGTGCTATTTTCATGTTACAAAAGTTTCCTAATACCATCAATTACCATTTCGGGAGTAATTGATTTACTGCATACAAATTGTTCAGCAGTATTTTCATATTTAGGACACCATTGCCAATTACCTGCGTCAAGCCTGTAATCATTGAAGCACCCATTACACACATTTTGATTAAATATACGAATACAATCCGTAAATTCGCTGTAGGGCTTTGAGAAACCACTAATCAAGACTACGGGGGTTTCACAAGCCCAAGCCAACCACGAAAGTCCGCTTCCTAATCCAATAAACAAAGATGCGCATTTTATCTGATAAATCCTTGTTTCTATAGGATAATCACCCGTCTTATCAATAACTTTGTCTAATGCGCTTTGTGGTAATTTTTGATTGTGAAATGCATCCTGAGCCGATTCTTTTGAAATATTCCATACTTCGTAACCCTGCTCTATTAAAAAATCAATAACTTTTTCCCATCCTTCCGAATTGTGCCAATATTTAGCCCATGCTGTTGCGTGAGGAGCAATAACAGCAATTTTTTTATTAATTTTTTCAGTATCAATATTTTTTATACGTGGTTTTTTTTCAATATCAGGCAATCCTAATATATCACAGGCGGTTGCCTGCAACGAAAATTTTCTAAAATCTCTTGAATGATGACCAAAATGAGGTTCTTGACCATTGTTTTCATAAAACCAACCAATTCGATAATGAGCATAAATATTATAAACAGGAGTACCCGCTTTTACAAATTCTATTTCAGGATATGCTTCCTGTACTAAATCATTCCAATGTGTGCTTAAAATCAGTTTACAATCGTGTAGTTTACGAAATTCCTCAACTATTGGAACCCAAGCAAGTGTATCTCCAAGTGAAGATGATTCAATGGACACATAAACTCGTTTATCCTCTGCATCGAAGGGATGTAGATATTCTCTATTTTCGGAATCAATAATTTTCCAAACCCATTCGCGATGGTATCTTTTGGCACTTTTTGCATACATACCACATTTTAAGTTGGTTTCAAAAATGACATCACCCGTCAAATAATTTATTTGTTGGACTTTATATTCTTTTTCACTTTGACCAACCACATCGACCTGAGCACCATCAATATATTTAAAAACAAATTTATCAATCGCTTCTTTGCGCACTGCTTGATGATAAATTCTCCTGCCCGTGTTTTGCATATTTTTACGGTCAAGACTTTGATTATAATAATCCAAAAGATTATCCCGTACAATATTTTTCCAATTGTATTTTTCTGCGACTTCATCTGCTTTTAAACTGTATTGTTTAAGGACGGGAATCATACTATTGATGCAATCAATAACGCTATTGGTATCTCTTTCACAAAGCATTAAGGGAACATCTTCACCCATATATGTTCCAATCACAGGTATTCCGCAGGAAAGTGCTTCTAAAGGTGTCAGAGGGGGATGTCCTGCCTCAACATATGTAGCGTGTATCATCAAATCAGCACACTTGTAGGCTTCATGCAATTGGTCTTCTGTAGCATCGTAAATACATTTTAACTTTTCATATTTCAAATCAGGATTCTCTTCGAAAAATTGTATTTGAGTTTTACTTGGAGCAACCAATGTTATTTCAAGTCCAAGTTTTTTACATGCTTCTATCGCATATCTAAAACCTTTTCGGTCAAAAACGGTGTTAGTTCCTGCCAAACCATTATTTCCTACAATAATTATTTGAGGTCTATATTTATTCTCTCTTATATTATATTGAAAAAAATCTCTGTTTACTCCATGAGGTAAATAAAAGGGCACTCTTTCAAAGGTATCAATGCTACTTTTTGCATGTACAAAAGCCATTTCGGCTTTTTGCATAGCCTCAAGATTCAATTGGTAATTTGTACTTTCCTTTCCCCAAACTATAGAATGATGGTCATGATGACTGTAAAAATAAGGTATGTTTCTTTCCGCAAGTTTTAAGGCTTGGTCAAACATGTGACAATGCACGATATCGTATGTATCAGCATTAAAATCATTCAGGTTGACTATATCTACAGTGTGGTTTAATTTCTCTAATTCTTGTTTGTATTCCCAAATGATTTTTTCTATCGCGCCCCACCCATTTGGAGGTATACTTATTACCGAAGGCTGAATGTGTGCTATTTTCATTTGTGCTGATATAATTTTACTTTTTTATCAATTAAAGAAAACCCATTTAACTGTCTTGCTATTTGATGTTTGCTCACGAATTGACGATGTGAGGGGAATTTTTTGAAATGATTCATAAAAAATAAATCCGCTACATCCCAAGGTTCATTTTCAAAGGCTTGTCTCATTTGAAGCAGGTAAATGCTCGGAATAATTATGCAGTGCGCAAATGGTACATGTTTGCTATAATATCCCCAATCGATACCATTAATGTTACCATCAGGATATGATAGTTTTTCTCCCGTTTCTAAATGATGAACACCTCCAAAGGAAATATAACTTATTGACTTACCACCTCTAATAGCATCGCTTATTTCCGATAAACAATCTGCAAACAAATCAAAATCATCAACGAAAGCATCTCCCTCAAAAAATATGTGAAAATCTGTATCTCTGAATTCATTATCTTTATTTAAAAAAGCCTTCTTAAATGCATCATAACACCCGTAATGAGCAGGAGTTAATGCAGTTTGTCCATTTTCGTTTACACCATTCGGAAATGGTCTTAGACTCACCGCATCAGGTCGAGCACAATTTTCTCTTGGCGGTATATCCTTATATGGCTCATTTTCGTATTCAGTAAATTTGATTTCTGAATACCTTTCATCCATTCTTAAAAATTCAGATAGGAATTTTATATTTTCTAAACTCTGTTTTTCTACGTCTGTATTTAAAGTGGTGCGTAAATGATGCATGTGTACATTTGTTTTTTCCCCACCATAATTGTTTTGAATTTGTTCCTCGATTTGGTTTGTTTCAGGTTTTTTCCAAGCATAAAACGTGCAAAGGTCATATTTAGCCCATTCATCTCGATTTTCAACTACGGCATTGTCTTCCGTGTGTCTGCGCAACTGAATTTCATATCCCAAACTCTGAAGCCTGTTGGTAATTTCATAGATTCTTCCATCGCGGTTCCAATGTATTTCTACCATAAACGCTTTGATGTGGCAAATCTGAAAATCGGTCATAGACCTAAATACATCATACTCCGCTCCTTCAATATCGATTTTAAAAAAGTCTACTTGGTCGATATTCATTTTACGAAGCAAGGTGCTGTAATCCCAAGCATTCACTTCATAATATTGACCATCGTCAAAATTGTGTACACCATCAATAAGTGAAGACGTTGTTGACGTTTCATTTTTATAAGCCAACTTCATACCTACTTCGTTTTTTGAAAACAGGGCTTTGTCTACTACAACTACTCGCTCGTCGCTATTGAAACGCTTATTAAGGAACTTTACGCTCCTTGGGTCACACTCTATAGCATAAACCTTTTCTGCTCCATTACGAAGCAAGTATTCGGTGTATAAACCGTCGTTTGCTCCGATGTCTAAACATACCCCGTGAATATTCATTGCCAAAGGATTATAAAAGTCCTCGACAAACATTTCGGTGTAGTTAATCCAAGTAAGATTCCAAGGGTCTGTTTCAAACATAACACGTTCAAAATGTGGTGCGTCCTGATTGTACCATACGACGTGTTTCTCAATTAATGTAGTACGGTCTGTTTCGTATATGCTGATTTCATATCCCCTAAAATATCCTGAACGATTGTAGTGGTTCAATGCGTTTGCAGGAACAGGAATAGTCCAAAGGCTTGAATAATTCTCAAACTTTGAATTAAACGCGTAAATCGCGTGTTTACTGTCAACATCTGCTACTGAAATGCTTACTTCTTTATAAGGTGCATCTTCGTAGTATAAGAAAATCTTGTTTTCGTCTTTGTGAAAATCGGCTCTAAACATTTTATTTATATTTTTTTGGCTGTTAAAAATCCGTGGTCGGGAATCTGTATTTGATTCAATGCATTACCTGAAGCATCGTGTGGGTTGACGGCATAACCCCATTGCATAAATTTATCCATTAGGTTTTGCAAATTATTGTGAAATTCAATAAGGAACATTCTGATACCCTTTACATCTTCTTCAGTCCAACTGTTAATGACTTCATATTCAGCACCCTCTATGTCCATTTTTAGAAAATCGATGTATTTAATATTGTGTTTGCTTTTAAGTGTTTTTAAATCCCAAGCATTCACAGAAACTTTACCTGATTTATCTACTTTTAACGAACTCAATGTAGAAGTATCGCCTTCGTGATTCAGCGTAAGTCCTTGCGCGTTTTCTTTCCAAAGTGCTTTATTCACCACAACTACTTCATCCCTGTCATTGAATTTTTTGTCGAGAAACTTCACCGCCCTTGGGTCGCACTCTACAGCATAATACTTTTTACCAAATTCTTTGGTTTCTGACAACAGCCACTCAATAAATAAACCGTCGTTTGCCCCTATGTCAACAAACGATTCGAAGTATTCATCAAAATCATCTGCAACACCCTTATATATTTTATCTACAAACATTTCATTGTAATTGAACCAAGTCAAGTTCCAAGGATTTGTTAAAAACAAGGGGGTATTTATTTTCTTATCTTGTTGATTATAAAAAACTTGGTTTATTGCCAAAAGCGTTTTTCTATCATTTTCGTAGATTGAAATTTCATATCCCCTGAACAACCCACTTTTATTTAAAAGGTTATCACGGGCTTCCGCAGGAATAGGAATTACCCACACACTTGATTTGCCATTAAAAAATGCATCAAACGCATAAATGGCGTGCTTGGTATCCACGTCAGCAATTGAAATTGATACTTGCTTTTCTTCGTTGCTTTCGTGAAAAATGGTAATACGATTTTCAACTACATCAAGTTCGCTGTAAAAATTGGACTTTTTTTGTTTTTCTTCTTTTACAGGGGTTTCATATTCCAAGATTTTTTTTATGTCCTGCAAGTTTTGTTCAAGGTTATCAAAGTCTAAATACTGAATATTTTTAAACCCATCGTACTGATTCAGATAGACGGGTAGATTATACATGAGTATCGGCATTCCGTGACCTGTGGCTTCACGAAGCACTAAAGGACTTGTTTCCATATCACCGTGCAATCCACGGGATGTAAACAAGAATAAATCCATACAAGAATAAAAGTTGTGAACGTCACTACGCTCTCCCCATACTTTACAGTTAGCAGGAAGGTCTTTCATAATAGGTTCCCAATAGTGGGCAAAATTTCCCGCTTGGTTTCCTACAAAGTGAAAAATTATATTAGGGTGGCTATTTTGAATTTTCCGAGCATATTCAACTATTTCTCCTTGGTTTTTTCGTGAAGTCCACAATCCCACATTTAAAACGTGCTTTTGATGGTCGGACAAACCAAGTTTAGCAAGCCCTTCACTACGATTCACTTTAGGATACTTCTCAATATCGCTTTCTAATAAAGTAATTGGGATTTCGTACAACTTGAACTTATCAATTTGCCATTGGCTTATTAAGGCAAGGTGGTCTGCAAAAAACTTTTTATGGTTTGGGTCAAAACTTGAATCGTGTGATGTTTCAACAATAACGTAAGACCTTTGACTTTCGTAAATACGTGTAGCAATTTCGTCTGCCATGAAATATTCAGGGAATTCCTGAAAGTGTATCACATCGGGATTTACATTTTCAATTATGTCAAATATTTCATCCTTATTATCTCCAAGGGAGTAAAATCTTTCACCCATTAATTCTCTAACCTTGTTTCTTTGAACTACAAAGTCGGGTGCAATAAATGAATACTCAACAACGAATGCTTCGGTGTATTTCTTCGTCTTACGAATTAAATCGTAGGCAAATTGTGGACATCCCCCTGTACTTAAATGGGGAACAAGATGTAAAACTCTTTTCATTAATACTGCTTTTCCATAGGTGTTATTTCAACCTTTAGTTTCCCGATATCTCGTCGTTCCGCATGAATCAAGAAAAAGCAGTCGAAGGTATCAAGAGCACCTTCATTTTTACCAATACGTACATGTTCTAAATTCACATCTTCTACAAAATATCGATAATCGCCTTTAGCACTTGTCAAATGACAAGTAATACTTTTTAAGTGTACTAAAAACTTCCAATAGGTTGGTAGATAAATAATATTTGTCCCTTGAAGATGACCGCGAACATATATTGCATGTTCTCCACCCTCTAAGTTTCCATGTTGCAAATCCCATCCTTGTTTTGACGGGTCAGGATGTGGAATTAAAAATGATTTTGCTTCCGCAGTCAGTGTTCCTGCAATATCAACATCACCTTCAAAAAAAGAATTATCAGCAAATGTTTTCACACCCGCAAACTTTTGTGTACCCGTATTTATAACACCCCTTCCACTTGTGCTTGCATCGGGCATGTTAAATGTATGGGTATTGCCTGATGATTGTATTGCGAAATCTGTTCCTGAAGTTCCTGTTACAAGTAATTGATTTGGGTTAGTGAGCGAGTTAAGTGTTTGTATACCACTTGTGCCTCCACTTCCCGTATAATTTGTGACGGGTTCAACTATACCATCTATATCTTTTACTTTAAGTGCTCCATCTGTTTGGTCAACAAAAACTACAAGGGGATTGCCCTCTACAGTTTTTATATTTCTCGCCAAACTTTTAGTTACCGTTGTTGCCATTAAAGTCTTTCTTAAAGTCGATTATATAATACGCTGTGCCATCACACATTAATTGTAAAACATCTTTTGCAAATTCTCTTTTTGATGGTATATATTCATTTCCCGATGACTCGTTCACCCCGTAAGGGAAGGTAATTGAATATTCTCCAACCCCTTGTTCTATTACAAGGTAAAAAATACCTACAGGAAATCCAACAAAATGAAAAGTTGTATTCACTTTCAAAGATAAAGAAACAATCTGATTTTCTGTAAAATCAATTTTGGTCTTGCTTCCTGATATAACATTACCTACAGTATAACCTTTACCGCTTGTTCCTGAAGTTCCTTTTTGACCCGAGGTTCCTGAAGAACCGTTTTTCCCTGATAAGCCTCGGTCTCCGTTTATGCCTGAAGTTCCTGATGTTCCATTGATACCACTCGTACCCATCGTTCCATTAATTCCCGAGGTTCCACAAGTTGCAGATGTTCCTGATGTTCCAACCGAACCCGATATTCCCGATGTACCATTGCTTCCACTTTTGCCCGAACTACCCGAACTACCACTTGATGCCGATGTTCCCGACGTTCCCGCAGAACCTGATGAACCGTCTATTCCAATTCCATCTACTCCCGAAGTTCCATCTACTCCCGAAGTTCCATCTTTCCCCGAAGTTCCTGATGTACCGTGAGTCTTTCCTGAAGTTCCTGAACTACCACTTTGGAATCCACCTTCAGGTACTTCGACGTTTTTTATGTAGTCTGTTAAAGCCTGAATCGTGCCGTTTTGGTCTTTGAGATAAACTTGATTGTCTTCTCCTACGTAAATAGCCAACCCATTACCCTCAAGGGTACGAACCATCCAATGCGAAATTTTGGAAACATTCATTACTCCATCAATTCGTCGATAGGACACATTTTAACACTCGTAGTTCCATTATACATTGCTACGGCAACATTGTCCTTGAATTTAAATAGGAATGCGCTAAAATCTTTAAAATCAACGTCAAGTGTTCTTGCCCATTTAGTCATTGATTGATGAAGCATAGGAACGACTATTGTTTCGGTAAGATTTATAATCTTGTTACCCATAACTTCATTATATGAAGTGTCCTCTTTGGGTGTCCAATTGGTACAAGCCTGATATTTTATAGGCTCACCTTCTTGATTGTTTAAGGTAAGACGAACCTGTATTTCAGATTCTTTTACTTCAAATTTATTTGCAAAAGCAGTTATGCCCTTGAAAAAATCCTTTTTGATATTCATATATAGTACACATTTATTTGACCAAAAATAAGCAATCTGCCTAACTTTCTTTATAAATACTTATCAATGTTTTTCCTGTTGATAAATATTTTATTGGTACTCTCACAAAGCCAAACACTCCTTTAACATCTACCGAGCCTACAAAGTCCAATTCTAAATCTTTATTTGCAAGTGCTTTTCCCGCAAGAATCTCTAATTGTCTTCTTTCTTCCCCTGACTTTAGTGTAGGGTTCAATGCATACGTAATTTGTAACGGACTGAAACTTTTACCCGATATAGTTTGTTCAGGTAGTTGAATAATTTCTCCAATTTTAATACCATTCGAAAACACTCCAAATTGAATATTTTTTATAGTTAGTTTAAAATTACTTTTATTTATAAATTCGATTTTTTGAGTAACAGTAAGGGGTTTGAATTTGTCAATTCTGAAACCCGTGGTACGAAAATCCCATTGACGGGCTAAATATATATTTTTGTACAAAGTCCTTGCAAGGACACTAAATGCGACTAAAGATGCACCAATATATATAGTTCTTTTTTTCACTATTTATATATTAGTCTATTAATAATATAAATTCCTCCCGCTATCAAGAAAAAATAAACAAAAGAATTTGGAACACCCGTAACTACGTTTGGTTTTTCATCTAATCGTTCTGCTCTTTCTTTTGCTTCTTCGACCTGTCCCTGTATTTCCTGTCCAAAAGTTTTTTTAAATTTTTCACCAAAACTTTGAGCCTTAGATTGAGCATCTGCAAAATCCTCTTTGTCTATACCTGTTGATTTAAAAAATTCTTCAAAACTTTCCATTATCTTCTTCTTAAAATCAAAACAACACCTAATAAAGCGGCTAAACCTACACCGCCAATCAGTAAATAATTTGGTTTTGCCTCTTCGGGTAAATTACCTCGAGCAATATTTTCTTCATTTCTCAAAGCATCTATTTCATTTTTTATCGCTTCGGCTTGCTCACCTGTCGCACCTGCAAGTTGGTCGGTCAGTGTGTCTATTTTTGATTGCCTCTTTTCGGATTCCTTAACAAAGTCAATTTTTGCTTGAAGGGCATTTTTTTGTTTTTCAGTTGTGGCTAAACCTAATGCATTTTGTAGTTTTTTTACATCTTCGGATGCTAAAGCATCCCTTACTTGTTTTTGTTTGTCAAGTCGCACTTCTAATTCACTAATATATGCATCCCTTAATACTTTATATGAAGCATGACGAATTAATGAATCTCGAATTCCTCCGATTTTAGAATAAGCCGCATCGTCAAGTTTTTTATTTCTTTGACTTGTATTAATTTGGGCATCTACTCTTTCTCTTGCCTTAGCGGCTGAAGTATTCCAATCGTTTTCTTCATCTATAGCCTCCTGACGTAATTTTTTGGCTCTATTTAAGAACTCCTTTGATTTTTCCTCAGCACTTTTGGATAATTCCCTAATTGACTCTTCGTTTACATCCAAATCCAAAACTCTTCTATCCCAATAAACTCCTGAATTTCTATCGTTTTGTAGTTTTTTGGATAAAGACAAAACCTTATCTTTTCTATCGTTTATATACCTATTGAAAGTGCTGTTACCTGTTCTAACGGCATCTGAAGGAACTACATAAGTACCATCGAACGAAAGCATATCGGATTGACCTTTAGACAATCCTAATTGATAATTCAAGTTGGGTGCGGGTAGACTTTTACCAACCATAGCCAATCCTAATTCTTTATTTACGTTTTGAATCATTTTATTTCTTTAATGCGCGATACAATACTATACCTAATCCTATTGCGGCAACCGCTATTCCACCATATAGGACTACATTTGAACCTTTTGTGCCCTTGTTAATTTCAGCAAGGGTATCCATAAATTCTTCCTCTCCTTTTATTTCACAGTTAAGAGATTTCATTATTCTCTCAATTTCACCTTTCGCCTTGCCCAAACCTTCATTATAACCTTTCATTACTCTTGCCTGTGCTTTACTTTCAAGAGCAGTACGATTATTATTTACAATTTCGGTTTTTATTGCACTTAGAACTGCATCTAATTTTTTACAGTCCTTTAAATCTTCAGGGGAAAGGTTATCAAGATATTTTCTTGTTCCGTGACCTTCTCTATTCTTTTTTCTTAAGTCTGACCAAGTATTTGGATTTTCACCACCATATGCGTTTAAATAATTTGGTGAATACACAGTATCTGCTCCCATTCCTGAACCACCAAGTTGAGCATATGTTTCATCAGGTTCAAAATCATATTGTGCTTTTGGCGCAAACTTATATTCATCTTTATTTTGCCATGCATTATGTCCTGCACCAACAAAATTCATTTTGTCATTCCCATCCAATGAGTAAAACAAATCTTCATTTGGGAAAAAAGCATCTATATCCATTATTTTTTAAATGTTAATTGTCCAAGTTCTCCTCCGATAGAGCGTTTCAATTCTTTTGCACCCGCCTCAGTTGGGTTCGATACAAAAGCATTCATTTTCGAAGTTCTTATTGCAAGCGGCTCATCTCTTAATGCCGTGTAAGTATTATATCCAAAAAAACCATCTACAGTCACCTTTTTACCCTCTTTTGCAAAATCTACAGCCTCATTCTGATACGATTGTATATCCTCTACAAGTTTTTTCACATTTGAATTTTTCTTTGAAAGTTTAAATGAAGGTATAAACTTTGTTTGGTTTGTGTTTGTAGAGCCTCCTGTTTTTTCTAAACTTGCAAGCAGGTCTTCTGCCTCTTGAGCATCTGACTTTCCTAATCCTCTCAAATTTTGAATGATTTTTACAATTAAATAGGAACCTGCAACGACCCCTGTAAATATTAAACCGTATTTTAAATTCTTATTCATTTTTTCGTTGTTAAAGTATCTTCTCTAAAAAACGCAAAATCATTTTGAGAATTCATATCTCGCTGTTTAGTAAAAAAGTTTTTTGTATTATTATACCTGTTCCAAGGTGTAGGGTCAAGTTTAACTTTGAACCAAATGTATGTTTCTCCATCAAGGTTTGACATTCCACCCCTATCGGGTTTACTGCTTTGGACTACTCCTAAATATTCTCCTTTATTTTCACCTTCCCAAACAATGTTGTTTATCAGACCATTATTGACAAAAGGTTGGGTTCTGCCTTTTATGCCATCTAACTTAGCAAATACTTTAGTTCCCTTTGCTACTGTATCGTTTGATTTTATTTTTTGAATACCATCAGGTATCTTACGTTGCTCTTCACTAATTTCATCTTCGCCTTCAGGAAGTTCTTCTTCGCCATTATCTCCATTATCTTCATCATCATCTTTTTTTGGTTTTAACAAAAGTGTCGCACCAAATACTGCACTTAGCCCAAGTATACTATAGAGTGTTATCTTTAAGACCTTATCTGTTTTCATTATTTTTTCGCGTTATCTATTTTACGTAAAACCTTTTGTAAATCAGCATCGTCAGTATCAGCATCCTTTTTCAGGTTTTTCTTAATTAAGATGGTCAATAAAATACCACTTACTATGATTCCTGCTATATATATTTGGCGTTTGCTCATTTTTTTACTTCTTTATATATTTTTATTCCTGCAAAAACCACCACACCTCCTACGGCTATCCACGCTAATGTTTTAAAATTCTTTCCTACACTACCTACAAAATCACCCAATCCTGATATTGTTTCAAGCCCTGAACCAAATAAATTTAATACTTGAGGTGCTAATGGAAGAGTTACACCTGCATAGGGGTCTAAGCCATTTTTTCTAACATACTCTCTAAACTTTACGTTTGTTGTACGACAATCCCAATGACTTGAAAATGCAGAACCTTGAGCATATGCATAATTCCAAATATAATTGGCTTTTTCCTTTCCAAACTTCTTTTTTAATTGCTGATGGTATTGAATCCAATCCTGACAATCCCAATAAGAATCGAATCCCCACTCATCATAATTTGGTGCTGTATTCCATGTAGTTACTGCCATTATTCTATCACTATATCCATTTTTTCAAAATCACCGATAAACTTATTTATCATATCATATCGGTTTTTATTTAATTTGTTTGGAGCATTCTTAAAGGTTTCAAGAAATGCTTGGTATGCTTCTATTCTCGGGTATCCTAAACCTAAGTACAAAAGCAACCCATTCAAGTCTGCTTCCATTTCATCATCCATTTTCTCATTCAAGTAGAAATGTGAAAATTCATGTAATAATATAGCCATTCTCATGGGAATAGTAAATTCCGCGAACTGACTTTTACTCACCTGTATAATTCCTGTTCTTCTTCCAATCCTCGCAGGTGTACTTAAAACTTTACCCTGATTATTGCGTATGGTCTGTTTTAATTGTATAAAGTATAGTCCGTCATCACTTTTATAGGTTTCTTCAGGTTCAAGGTCTTGAACATTGTAAGAAAACTTTTGAGCAAAACTCACAAAACTTCGTATACGCCTATTTCCAATATCATTAACATCAAATCTTCGCTCTAATCCCTTTTTGTAAACTTTGACAATTTCAAACGAGTTATCAGATTTTTTGGCTATCCCTCCCTTATCGGAGAAAACTTCTACTATCGCTACGTCAGGTGACAAGGGCATTCGAACAAATAAAGTCTCATCACCTGTAATGGTTTTATAACGCTCCGTAAACTTTCTTTTTCGATTTTTTGCATCATAAACAACCAAATGTATTTTGGATTTAAATTCCGTTCTTAACTCTATACATAGAGTCAATGGAGCATACCTTGTTACAATCTTTTGTTGTTTCATTGAGTCAATTCATCAGGCGTTGATGCCACTTTTACTGAACCATTTATTACACGATTTACAGCGCGATTGATTGAATTATCGTCTTCACCATCTGCGTCCAAAGGCTTTTTTGGATACCAATAATCACGAAACCTTATTAGCAGGAAGAGAATTCCCCCTGCTAACAAGTATTTCTTTATTTGGCTATCGGATAATTTCACTTTTTAACACTCTTATATACAAAATACCCTAAAAAAAGAATAAAGGCTGTTCTAATTAGCCTTTCATTCATTTGTTTTTTGTCCACGCTTTCTTTCTTAATTTCTTGAGATTTATCCTCTTCAGGTATTTGTTCTGAACCATCTGCATTATAAAACTCCTCCATCGCTTCTTTATGTGGAATAAATTTTCCTTTCGCTTTTTCTCTTTCAAGCCAATTAGAAAATGGAAGCGTAGAGCCTGATTGTTTATATAATTTATTAGCAGATATCATAATCTTTTAGTTAAATTCAAATTTAGGTGTTACATCACCTGCAAAATCAGCAAATTTTGCGTCTATTCCTAAAAAACCTGATTGTCTATCCTTACGACCTCTTGTGGGGTCAACATTTTTATTTCGCCCTGTAGATGTACCTTCACCTAAGCCTGTACGTGCACCTGCTACACCTCCTGTTCCGATTCCTCTTCCCCCTCCTGCTTGTGTGGAGGTAGTTGATTTTTTACCCTTTACCACCTGAGTTTGTGTACCCGTAGATACAACATCACCTCCACTCACTCGAGTATTTGTCTTATTAGTATTTGGACGGACGGATACATCAGGTATTCCACCTGTATTGGGGCTTGGTCTATTGCCTTGTATTACTACGTCGCTTTCGCCTTTTATAACTTGAGTACCCGTTCCTGTTGATACTACTTTAGTACCACCTTCATCGGGTGTTTCGTCTTTATCGGATGCGGGAACACCTGTTGGGAAAAATCCTCCCCCACCGCCTCCACCGCCTTGTTGTTTCTTTTTAGGCACGGAATCTTTCTTTTTCCTAAAAAAAAGAAAATAAATCGCGATTGCCGCTCCTCCCGCTATAAGGTAATTCCTGTTCATAATTTATGCTTTTGGCTTACGAAATACAAAGTATAACACTCCTGCTACAACTCCAATAGTCAATATAGTTTTAGTCGTTTTATTCATTTTTTTAAATTTTTATTCCTTTCAAACCACTTGCGTTTTCATAAAGACCGTCGTCATACGTTATTTCATCTTCAGTGAAATTCTCAAATGACGCTTCTGAACCAACGCGAATTGGATTTTTACTTTTTGCACTTGACAAAATGTTGTCTTTCTTAGTGAGGTAAATAGCAAGGGCTACAGCACTTAATAGTATGGCTCCCTCTATATATTCTCTTTTAATTTTCATTTTAATTAGATTTTATTATTTTAAAAACTATATAACCTGCAAGAATTATTCCACCTGTTAATAGTAAAGAACCCTTTTTTTTATCTTCTTTGTTTGTTTCGTCAACTTTATTTTCCTGCGTTTCACTTTGCTCAATTGGAGGAACTTCCTCTTGCACGATAAGAGAACCATCAGCACCTATGAATATAGTTGGTCTTGGTCGAACTATATTTGGGTCTTGGTAGGATTTTTCAATTACTGCTGAGTCTATAGTCATTTTTTTCTAAATATTAATAATCCAAGTGCTAAAGCACCAATAATATAAACAAAATTGATGTTATTGTTTTTCTTCGAATCTTTTACTTTACCTTCTGCTTCAGCGTTTTTTTCTTCATCCTTATAAACAGGTGGTTCGATATCTGTATTTACTATTAATCGATATCTTTTACCCTCTTCCTTTGGATTATAGTAGGTAATTACTGAAGGATTACTCCTGTCTAAAGGCACAAATACATCAATAGATTCTCCTTTTTTCAATCCACCTACATCACGCAGTAAAATGACAGTTGCATTCCTTGCAAAACGCTCTACGGCAGGTTTAGCCTTATACCTGTCTGCGTAATATTGATTTTTTAAATCCTGTACGTCTATTTTCATTCTAATCTTTTTTAAGGAAAAAATAATTTATTGTGCCTCCTGCTATCGCACCAAGTATTGCCATAACATATACATTTTTCTTTGCATACCATCCATAAAGCAAACCGACCACAGCACCTGAAGCACTTCCTTTTACGAGTATTTTAGATTTATCCATAAATGTATCATGAGTTGAAAATTGGTTCAACTCCTTTACATTGTCAATGGCATCTTGAAACTCGTTCTTCATTTACTTTTTCTTTGTTGCAAAGTATATAATTGCTCCTAATGCTCCTAAAACACCCAAGGAAATACCAACTATCGCCCCTGTGCTTAAACCTTTTTTACTTGGAGGAGGAGGAGTATTTGGATTATTTGGTATATCTCTCCTTCCATCATTTATGTTACTTGAGGTATCTGCGGTAGTTCCTGATTTACTTGCCCAAATATTTAATCCTGTATTTATAATGTTTTTCACCGTATCAGGGTCTAAGTAATCACTTATTCCAACACCTGATGTATTTGTTGTTTTATCTCCATCCGCATTCGCTCCTACGAAAATATCATTGAGACTTTTTCCACCTTTATATTCATCCGCAAAGTTGAGAAACCCTATAAATGATTTATTCTCAGAAATAGCCTGTTGAGCAAGTTGTGAAAATTCTTTTCTAAATGTTTTGCTTGTTTTCAATAGTGCCGCAAATGCTTTATCTACATCCGCTTGATTTGCAGTTGCAGGAAGAGCGACCCCATACTTTTTAATTAAAGTCCTCGTTTCTTTTGGACGACTGTCAATAGTGTATGCGCTAATTGCATAAATATCTTTCTGTTTCATTATTTTTTCAAAATTAATCCTGCTACTACAAGTAGTGATAGTGCTACAATCAACGTGTTAGTTTGTTGCGCTAATTTAGCATTACTATCATTTTGCTGTTGGTTGTTATTCAAAACAGCACTTTGAAGAATTCCATCCGCACCAATAAAATTTTCTTGAGTTTTATTTTCCTCTCCATAGACCTCAAGAATTAAATCTTTATCGGGGTGCAAGTCGACTACAGATTTTAGGGCGGGCTCTCCTTCTTGTGCGACCAACATACGAAGATTATCGCCCATACTCTTTGGATTGACTACTCTATAGCCAAATGATTCTATTGTCCGTTTTGCACCAACGGGATTATTGCGTGCGATATAATCGTAAATTGTCATGTTTGTTTTTTAAATAAAAAAGGGTGGGGTAAATGCCCCACCCCTATAAGTGAATCGGAGAACCGATTATCCTTTAATCTTAACCGTTTGAGACCTTACAATGCCAGGGCTACTGTAGTCTTTGCTTACTGCGCGACCACTCAAACCACGTGCCAAGTTGATGTTATCAGCAGGGTACATGTATAGTTTAACAGTTGTAGATGCCAAAATCTGATTGATAATGATTTTGGTATATCCATCAATTCTGTAACCATAACGCATAGCCAACACAGTAGTCTGTTGCTGATATGGGTCAACAGTTGGTACTAATGGCTTCTGTGCCAAGTTACCGTTAGCGTCTTTAGTTTGTACACTAAGTGTTTCAAGTAACTGAGTAGAAGATGCTGACTGAATGTAAGTCAAACCAACAGAAAATGGGTTGTTCATAAATTGATACAACATTTGCTGATAAGTTACATTTGGTACAGCAGAACTAATAGTTACGTTACCAATTGTCAAACTTCCACCTGCGAATCCTGCATTGTTGATGAATTCGTAAGAACCCAAAACATCAAAATCAGCAACTGCACCACCCGTGTTTGCTACCTGAATGATGTAAGGTTGAGAAGTTGGAGCGGTAGCGGGCATATCTGCACCTTCTGCGCTCATGAAATCGTCACCTGCGGTGAAACTTAAATCGTCATCGAAAAAGCCATCGGCATTTACGAAGCCCTCATTCGCACGATTCTGTGCATCGTTGAGGTATTTGCGAATATTACTCATAATAGTTTTTTTTTAAAATTTAATTTTTTGTTTCTGTTGCAATTGTTGTCCGACGCTTGTCAAGTTGCTTTTGAATTTCATTTGCAACCAATACGCCTACAACGATGGTTAGGACTTTGCCTCCGATTTGTCTTAGTGTTCCAATATTCATAATAAATGATTTTTACCTTCAAGTACAGACTTGTTGGTATTTCAAAAATACTTTAAAGGCTCTGCAATTCTCAAAATTGATATTTTAACCAATAATAATATCGTAGTATTAAACCTGTATTTTAGCAAAAAAAGCCCCGTTTTATTGGGGCTTCAATTTAAAATACGCATGGTAAATTACTTGTAATCTAATTATCTCTTCAAATACATTTTCTTAATTCTATCCGTTTCTTGCTTCATTGCTGACTCGTGTGTATACTTCTTTTTGTTTCCTTTTAAACGTACTTGAAGTAAAGGAGTAATTATTTTCCTGTAGTTTTCTTCTAAATATGTGTTGATTGAATCATTAAATAATTTTTCGTCTACATTACCCATCAAAAACATATTTTCGCAATCTACGTACAAATAAAATCGTTCATCTCCATCATAATATTTTTGATTCACCATCAATTCTGCAATACGCAACAACTCAAACTTATCTTCAAATTTTTTGGAGTGTCTTGAGACGTTCTCTGTTATTTTATGAAAACGTAACCAATTTATATTTTGCCAAACTTTTGTACCTACACGTCCAATTCCCTGATAATGAAGAATGATATCTAAATCGCGATGTCGATTTGTTGCTATGGCTCCCATTAAATCTTGAGGCATATAATCGGAAGTAAACCGATTAATATCTTCAATCAGTAATAATCCACCTGAAAAAACTTCTAAAATAAAATTTAGAGTTTCTGCGAGGTCATCCAAGGTCATTTTTCTACCATCAGCATGAAATGGTCTTACCCGTCTTGCTTCTACTATAGGATGCACGGAAAACTTCATGAGGTCTTTCAGTGCAATACCTTTATATTCAGTATACTCGTCATTAACATCCATTATCAAAACTTTTCTTGGAAGAATGCCTGATGCAGGATTCCCCGTCACATATTGTTTGATAACTCTATTCGTGGTAAATGTTTTACCCACTCCTTTTTTACCTACTGCAACACCTAATAATGGTTCACGCATAATTATTTATTTTTTCTTGGACGACCTCTTTTTCTTTTTGGTTGACCTTCCGTAGCAACTTGTTCCATGTGTGATAATAATGCAGAATCTCCAAACTCAGGTTGCTTTGCTTTTGTTCGACCTTTCTTTACATCTTCATCTGCTGTTTTAACTTCCACTGCTTCTTGAATTTCTTCCTCAATTATTACTTCTTCAGGTTCAACATATTCTCTTGGTTTTGAATTTTCATTTTTATTTCTTTTCGCAGGAGGTTCAGTATCAAAATCATTATCCTTTTCTTCAACTCTACTTTCTTGTGGTTTCGGTGCAGGTTTTGATTGATTAGTAATATCCATCATAGATTCAATCAACATTTTATTTTGTTTTACAAGACTGTAACCAACAGAAATTTTTGTAACAATATCCACTCCGAAATAATAGGCTAAAAGTTGTTCATCGGTCATACCGATGTTACGCTTCATGAAAACCCGTAACATCACAGGTCGAACTTTTTCCTTAAAGTCCTCATCAACGTCAAAAACATCACCTAACTCGGCATTATACGCTTGAATGTATTCGAGTACAGGTAAATTCTGATTGTTTACGGGAATCGTAAGATTATTATCAATCTTACCTTCGCGCATCAACTGCTGAACTACTTCAACTTTTACTTGAACCGCCTTACTACCAAATTTATTCAATTGGGTATATCCATCTAAAACCGCTTCAACTAATGCTTTTGAAGCATTCTTTTGGTCTTTAGAATCAAGATTATTTATATATGGATTTGCACTTTCAGGTTCAGAAGCAGGAGCGGCTTCTTCACTCTGTTGCGAAAATTTACTCTCCAATTCTTCAAATGATGGTGGAGCAAAAACAGGTTCTTCAATTGGTGTAGCATCAATTTCACCACTCACATTCGGTTTGGTGTATGCACGCTGTTGCACATTATCCTGTAAGGGATTAAAATCTTCTAAAGGGGAATCAGGGATTGTGTTGGTATCGTTTTCCATTTTATTTATTTTTTATTTTCTTTTACTATTTGTGTACACTGATTAAGTTTATCCTCAATTTTCCTATCAAATGCAGATTGCTCGTCTAAATTATCAATTACTTGTTTTGCTTTGCTGATTGTTGATAAACTTTTATGTGTGTAGTTCATTAAATCAGGAAGTGTATAGTTCAAATGATTAAATGAAATATACACCCAAATAGCAAAAGCATATTTTCGGGGATATTTTCTTGAATTACCAAATAAAACATCAGGTGTAATTGAAAATACTGTACACACAGCGTCTGTAGCAATTTTAATATCACTATTCCAAATGTTTTCTTGTCCTTTTCGAAGTAAATGAATGGTTCGCATATAACCAATTTCATTTAATGTATCGGACAATGCAGAAAATAATTTTTCAATTGGTTTATTTTCAATTTTTCTGTACCTCATCGCAATTTGTTTCTATAATTATTTTACCTTCTTCACCCCAAATTTTTTTGGCATGAATTGTATGAACAACTTCATCTCCTCCTTCAGGTAACAGACTATCCATCAGGAATTTAAGAATATTGTCTAAATCAGGTTTTTGCCTATGTGGTTGCCCTATACTTTGCTGTTTTTTCTTTTTACTCCATGATTTCGACACGGGAAGAACAAATGTAACATTAATTATTTCGGGCAATATAAATTTTTGTTCACATGCATAAAATTGAATAGCATGTTTAGCAAGTCTATATTTTGTGACGACCTTCCTTGCGGGATTTAACCATTTATCCCTTTGAGTCATTCTTGGTTTGCCTAAAGGAGTTATTAAAAATTCATATTCCATACTTACTCGCAAATTCTTTGGTGTTGACTATTTTTTTGGCTACAAATCTTCCAAAGTCATTATCACTTGAAAAATGTAGACCCAAAAACAATCTACTCACGGCTATGTCGTGAGATAGTTCCGATAAGAATTCGTAGTGTTCAGGATGTTTTGAACCAATGTACTCGGCAAGCGTATATGCTTGACATGTGTGCCCCGAAGGATATGAGGCAGTTTGAGCACTCTGTGAAGCATAGGGGAATAATCTCGCCTTAAAATATCTCGCCAACTGAAACGGTCTTGGTCTTTGATATTTATACTTCAATTTAACAATCACATATTTAACATCTTCAATTATCTTGTCGATGTCTTCATCCATATTTTCACCTATCGTATCCTTACAATAGTCTTTATAAACATTTATCATGTCGTTATCGTATTTGATAAATCGACTTAATATTTCTTCGTCCTTTTGTTCAGGAGCATTTTGAAAGGAAATCAATTCCCTCATTTCGTCCTGTGTAGCATCTGAAGTGTTTTGAGCAAAAGGGTATTTAAGTAAAGGTTCGATTAAAAAATCAAAATATCCCTTTTGCAAATAGGGTAATAAATTGTCGGATGGGTTTCCGTATTCTATTTCATTAACCCAACTCTTCATATTTTTCGCCCATTTGGCGTTTCAAATTCATTTTTAATTCTTTTATATCCTTTGAAATTTCGCCTTCATCTGTATCCATTTTTTGCATAGATTTTTTGTGAACAGCAATTTGCATTATGAGAGATACAAGAGTCAATGAAATCAAACCAATGGCTATCCATTGACCCCATTCATTTTTTGTATCATTGCTATTTGAAGTTTCACTCGATGCTTCACCCCCTTCAGCCATACTTGCTGTATTTTGAGTAATAGCGGGTTGGGTATATGGGGCATTTTGTACAGCCGTTTGTGCAACATTCCCACCTTGAGCCATAGTAGTTTGAGATGTGGCTTGAGCAGGTGCTGAACTTTCTATTTCGTTTAAATGATTCATTTTATCCTACAAATTGTAATACGTTTCCTCTACGTATGACTTTTCTTGTGCCTCCTACTTTTGGAGTTGTATTATTTTCTTTTTCTTTTATTTCCTTCTTGGTGCTAAGAGCATTTTCTACTTCAACTTTAACCTCATCAAAGTCTTTACGCATCATTTTGTAAACTAATCCTGCTACTGCACCACCACCAACAAGAGCCAAACCAAACATTGCTTTGCTTTGCGTATTACCTTTATGAAAATACATTGCCGCTAAAATTCCAATCCACCAAATTGATTTGGAATAGTGCAATGAACGATAATTTCCCCGATAATATGCTTCAGGAGAAATTTTGCCTTCTTCAAGTTGTTTTTTTAGAGATTTTTCTCTGTAATAAAAAACCGCCTCAGCAGGAGTAGGGATAATATTTGATAATATAATCCCTACAGCCCCTGCATAGAGAACTCCTTCGGAATGCCGTCCTTGAGATGCATTAATAATTTCCTCAAAGACCTTCTTCATTAATTTTTAGCCTTTTCGAAGCCCTTACCTGCGAAGTATGCAATTGCATAAACAGTCGCAAGAGATAGTGCGATTCCTACTGCCATTGGGACTAATCCTTTTTTGTTTTTCATGATATTATAAATTAAGTGTTAGATGTTTTTGAAAATTTTTCAACCACCGTTCCAAATATCGTTGACATGGTTAACCATTCAACAGCAGTTATCAATTCTGCTGAGGGTTGAAATTCTTTTGGATTCAAACCGTTGATTGTCATTGTCGTTGCTAATGATAAAAAGCCAATTGTACCTAAAACACGCTTATGGCTAATTTGACCATTTGCACCTGAAAACATATCCGTAAGAAATTTTTTCATAGTGGTTTTCAACAAATTTACGAAATATTTTTTAATGCCGATATTAGTTTTTTTGAAGGATAGACATCTGACTTGTCATATCTTACCGCAGTGTGACTGTACAATCCATTTTCACCTTTCAATGCGCTTTTACTTATTTCCCAAAAGTTTTCGGGTTTATATGTAATGTCAATGTTGTATCGGTCTTTCCAAAATAAAAGTAACGCACAAACACTTTCAATTTGTTTGTCAGTGTATTTATGAAAATGCAATATATTTCTGAAAGGAGTTTCAAGTGTATCTACTTGTTCTTTGGGTACTTCAACATTTGCCCAAGAATAAAATTTTCCGTCACGAAACGAAAGTGCACCCCATGAACAAATTTCAACACCAATTGATATTTTATTCAAGTCTTTGTAGGATAGTCCTTCTCTTTTAAAATGACCATTATTTAATCCAAGATGGTATCCCCAATATTTACTTGAAAACCCTTGAACAATTTCACCATCAGTACCTCCATCGTTTCCACTCGATATACCAATGCATGTTGCAATTCTACCCCTTCTATCAGTATCCCAATATTTAAACATGTTTTCAGCATTTCCTCTTCCCGCAGAATGGTGAAGATATATTTGTTTTTTATCAGTTTCTTGTTGAAAATATTCATTTGATTCAAATGAAACTGTTCTAATGTTTTGTGGTAATTTACTCATCTTTTTTAGGTTTTATAAAAGTTTTATAATGAAATATAGCCGCCCATGTTAAAACAAAGGCTAATCCCACATTAAAAAGTATTTGATAATCAGGTGGATAATCAAAAATTAAGGCTTCATAGAAACCTCCTACACTTATTAAAATCAATCCTACTCGTAGGGCTAACATTTCCAAATTACTCAAAGATTTAAGTCTTCGGTTTTCTTTTCCAAAAACATAAATGTAAAACATTGTTCCGTTAAAAAAAATAAATGAACATGCAATACAGTTAAGAAGATTCATTATTTTCATTTTTTAAAAATTATATTAGTTATTTTTTCAATTCCCTTTAATCCAAGAAATCCAAGTATAAAGGCAATTCCAAACTTATACGAATCTTCACTCAATTTCATCGTATCGGTGACAATTGGTGTTAAATAATTAGCCGATGCAACTCCCGTAATCAAACTTACCAAAGTTGAACGCATGTTTGATACGGCTTGTTTTCCTAAAAGTAATAAAGAGCCAAAGAGACCCGCTATCGATAATCCTATGTTTATTCCTATTTCTTCAAAAAATGTTTTCATTACCAAAGAAGTTTGTCTGCGTAGTATCCTGCGCTTCCTCGAATTTTTCGATTCTTCGCATGCCTGTCTTTATACGCTTTTCTTCGAGTTTTGGCTGTACCTTTAGGAACTTTTCCTTCTCTTTCTAAACGCATAAAAGTTGGATAATCATTATATCCAATTGCTCCTACACTTGCGACTTTTTCTCCTTTTTTATTGAAAACGTCAATTTTTTTACCTTTAGTGGTTGAGGGTTTTACCGTAACCCCCAGTTTCTTTGCTTGTTGTCGTGTATACCGAGTAATTGAATATGCCATTACATTTTTGATATTTTTGATACAACTACTCCATTTATATATGAAAACACAACAACTACTCCTATTAACTTTATGAATTCTTCACTATTTGGAAAATAAAATTTACCTTTTTCTCTATCTCCATTTTTACCAATATTGTAATGCAATATCGCTTCAAGCGAAAACACAGTTAGGGTTGAATAAAAAACAATATCTTTAGTCTTCATTCTGATTCTTCAAATAGTTTATGCCATTATAAAAAAAAGTACCCACTCCAATTGCAATCAAAGAGTATTTTACAAAAGGATTAAAATTACCTTTTACTCCCGCATAAATAATAACGGGGGCAACATAAATCACATCCAAAATCCGCACGGGTTGTGGGTCGAAAATGAAATAATGTTGCCTTATTTTCTCCATTATTTTTTATTCATTACGTTTATTGCTCCCGCAGTGATAACTAAAATAGCCGCCCCAATGAAAAAAGCACCTAAACCTGATTTCTTTTTATTTTCAATTGGCTTTGCTTCTACTGTTGGTTCAACCACCTTTTGTTCGGGTTTTTCAGGAGCAGTCTGTGCAGGTGTTTCCTGCTTTTCTTCCTCCTTCTTTTTTTCTTCCACAACTTCTTCCACAACTTCTTCCTTTTGAGTATCTAACCAATCGTCGATAACGTTTGATATCTCCTGATTAAATTCAAGTACCGAATCTTCTAATTCTTTCGCATTTTGCTTTTCTTCATCCGTTGATTCTTCGGTTAAGGATTTGTTCGCCTCTTCCATTTCAGCAAAGTGTAGTGCGGAATTTTTTACCGCTTCCTGTAACTTACTTGGAAGGTCTTCTGCTTTTACATTTTTCTCTTTGAGAATTTCTTCAATTTTTTTCATATTTTTTACATTTATTACGAAGGTAATTTATTTCCGCGTTTTTTGTCTTTATAAAGGCTTTTTTCCAATCTTTTTATATCTTGAGAAATAATTTCGAAATCCCTTTGGGCTTTTTTATCACCCCTGTCTGCTTTATCAGCCATTTTGGTCAAATCCATCAATCTTTGGGAGTCTAAATTTCTGTATTTATATGGATTATGACTTGCTTCATTAATGGTTTTTTGTCTCCTTGTTTTAAGTTGTACTTCTACAGGTACATTATTACTTTCAATGATATAATGAATTGCCATATAGCCATCTTTCGGTTTTTCATAATAGTCCTTTCGTTCCATTACTTTACCCAATGCTTCATCATCCAACTTATCCCTCATATTATTGATGTCCTCGATATTTTCTACGACAATACTTGTGCCTACCAAATCAGTCAAGCCTTCAACATCACCCTCTTTGGTCGGCTTCATATTATACATTTTTTTGTTAACCAACTTGTTCAAAATGGAATAGGGTGTTTTTGTTCGAGCATAAATGGTGGAATCTTTTGGTGCTATTTCAACTAATTCATCAACCGTTGCATCCATCTTTCCCCTCATTTCTTTTTTGGTTTTTAATATGTTGTCAAAAACTTCATTCAATTTAACCTGTTCTACACTTTCACTTATTTTTGGATTTTGGGGTTCAATATCATCTATATCAGGAACTCCATCACCATCAGAGTCTTCGTAAATAGCCTTATAAGACTTTTTTCCAAGATTATCTTCAATCACCTTTACTTCAATTTCACCACCATCTTCGAAATATTGACCTTCCATTAATCCCTGAATTATTTCAGATGCATTTGTAGGAGTAAATCCTTTATCTTTTTCTAAGGGCAATCTTGCCCCAAAAACAGGAACTCTTACATTCATCAACTCAGACAAACTAACACTTCCTGCTTCAACTCCTTGACCTAAATCAACCAAAGCCCAAATATAATCTTTGTCTTCAGGGTCTTGATTTATCAGATACCAAGTGCCTCTTCCATAAGGATTAAATACTTTGACAATTGCATCCTGCATCATCAAATTACTTCCCATACTATATTGAGACTGTAATTTTTTTTCTTCTTGTTTGGTTAATTTTAGTGTTTTCATTTTTTCATTTGTCCTGCTCTTTTAACTGCATCTTTCCAAGGCTCACCTTCTTTACGAATCTGTTTCGCAATTGTAAATACGCTTGCCTCTGCTCTTTTTGTCGTATTAGGATTTTTCTCGACAGTCGCAAAAATTGTATCCCAACCCTGTTTTTTAGCGACAGCGAAAGTGCTATTTCCGTCTTTTATACGATATTTCTTATTTCTCGTTTTATAAATAGTGATAGGTTTTCTTTTTTCGATTTTGCCATCATATGCTTGACGCATATATTTTTCGGCATTTTGTATTCCCTCTTTTCTTGCCCTATTTGGAATCAAGTCAGAAATCTTTACTTCAATCGTACCTTTTGGCTTTGTGAAATACTTCTTCAAATTGTAAGGCAATTTGATTTTACCGCCTTTTTCCATTTTATCCATAGTTTTCACAGTGCTATACGGTCTTTTACCTACGGCTTTATTTTCTCCCTTAGATTCATCCCTACGTGCTTTAAATGTGGCTTTCATCTTAGCCTCTTTAGCATTTAGATTACCCAATGATTCGTCTAAACGGTCATTGAAACCTTGGTCAAGTTTACCACCTTTAGCATAGATAGCATAAAGACCGTCACCACCAAAAGCATACTTATTTATAATCTTCTTAATGTCATTTACTGTTTTGAAAGGGAAATACCCTTGATTTTCCCCACCAAATATATATAGTCTTTTTGTAGCAAAATCTATCTTTATTTCTCGTTTATCATAGTTATACCTGTCTTCAATATTATACTTGACCACATAATCAATTGTATTGTCGCCATATTTATTTGGAAATTCATTGTAAACTTTTACCTCTCTACCTTTTTTACTCTCAAGGAATTTTAGAATTTCATCGCTTATTTTTTCATAATCCTTTACTTCACCACCTTTAGCCATTTTGCCTTTTTTGGCAAGTTGCAAACGATAAACCTTTGCGGCTACCTTATCCCCAACCTCTTTGGCTTCTTCCTTGTCATAGGTTTTACCATATTCCTTTTGAAATTTAGAAGGTACTTTTTTGCCTTCGTAACGTGCCGCTACCTTTTTAGAAAGTGCATCAAAGCCTTTTACTTTACCACCTTTAGCCATTTTTTCTTCCTGAACATAGTCATAAACCTTTTTGGCAAATGAAGGACTTGTTATTTTGGCAATTGCGTCAATAGATTCTTTTTTATTTTGAGCATCAATACTTTTTACACTTTGATATCCTCCCATATCAGGGAAAGTTCCATCGGTGCTATTACCAAAATCTCCAATACTTAATAAAAATCCTTTTTCATCAAATTTTAATTCATAAGAAGAAATTCTTGAAGAATACGAACTACGAATTGTCAACGATGTAATTCCATCTTCTTTTTTTAACGACCCTGTTACAACACTAAATTTCTCACCTGTTGATGGATTAGAACCTTTAATTTCACCACCTTTAGCCATTTGTTCTAATTGGTAATTGTTTTTAACAAAATCAATGGCTTCTTTTTTATTACCACTAAATACCTTTTCACCTTTAACATTCCTAAAAGTAAAAGTGCCGTTTTCATATTCTCCCGATATTACACCTAATTTAGTGTCCGTGATAGCCATAGAGCCTTCGGATTGAAGTAGGTTAATATCTAAAGTGGCATATCTTTTAAACCTTGAATCAATACTACCACCTTTAGCAAAATACACAAGTTGTGAAGGAACTTCCAAATATGGCATACCCACTTGATTTGTACCACCAAGAGTGGTTTTAATTTTATAAATATCTTTGAGTTTGGCTTGTGCTTTTAAAAGTTTAGATTTTTCGCCATAAACTCGTGTTCCGTTAACTGAATTATATTCAACGGAAAAACTGTTGTTTGGATATTCATAATCCAAAATACTTTTCACTGCGTCATCGCTCATTGTACCTTGAAAAGATTCCATCCTTTCATCCAAAGAACCACCTTTAGCCATTTTGTTTGAAAGGCGTTCAGCCACATATTCCTCGCCACCACTCGCAACAACAACTTGCCTACCCTCTAAGAATTTTTTTATTTCGCTCATTCCGTCTATTCGGCTTTCACCACCATTGCTTGAAACAATAGTAAGCGTTCTTGTGCTATATTTAGGGCTTGAAATACTTGCTTCAGAAATTCTGTAAGTCTTTGGTTTGGCTTGACCGATAAAGTAAACATTCATGTAGTCGCCTTCAAGGTCTGAAATCATATCTTCTACTTCACCACCCTCAGCCATAAATAGACGCTTTTTGCCCGTTCCGACTTTTCTATATTGAGTATTTCCATCTTTGTCCATTACAAAAACCGACTGCCCTTTATTCAAAAAGTTTCCTTTCATCATAGCGAAAGTCATTGCTGAATCCTTATCACGGTACTCGCGTTCTTGAACGTCCACGATTTTACCGTCACGCTCAGTATATATTTTTACATAGAATTCACCACCTTCATCTTTAGGATGTGTGTATCCTCCCATTTCAAGGTATGGATATCCCTTTTTAAATTCAGGTGATTTTCTGTCACTCCTATTTTCTCTGTTTTCATAGTAAACTCTACCCCCTTTTGAAGTACCATATTGGTTTTTAACTCCCTTTTTGGAAACCCGCCTTCCTTTTGGAAGTGCTTTCCTTCCTGCGTCCCTAACTTTATCCGTACCTTTTATGTTTTTCAATAAAGGGTCATTTGCAATAGCCAAATCTAATTTGCTCAAACTTGCTTTTACTTTAGCCGTTTGTGTTTTAGTAGGCTTTTTCGGCTCAGGCTTTTTGGGCTCAGGCTTTTTGGGCTCAGGCTTTTTTGCGGCAGGTTTTTTAGGTTCAACCTTTTTGGGCTCAGGTTTTTTGTCTTCACTGCGCAGACCTTGAGGCTTTTCTTTTTTCAATTTACTATGCACAGCAGATACATATTTATCGGCTTTGTCGTTTTGAATAGAAAAGTCCTTCGTTGCACGACGAATTTTCTCAAGGGTGTCGCGTGTTTTTTCAGGTAACATCGAGACCTTTATGTCATTGTATTTTTCCTTGGTATTCATTTTATACGTCTATATTTTCTTCTAAAATTTCATCATCGTCTAAAGCGATGTCTACTTCATCAGGGTCTATTTCATCCCAATTGATTTCTTCGGTGTTAACGTCTTCTACCTCTTCCACAACTACTGTTGGTTCAGTTTGACTTTCAACTTCCATTTCTTCTTC